GACGCCTGCAAGCCGCGATCGACCGGCGCATCATCGTTCATGTGCTTGGCGATCGAAGTCATGGCTTTGAGGATGTCCGCATGAAGCGGCGAGCCCATCGGGATATTCGGCAGGGCGGTGCCGAGCAGATCGAGCCCGTTTTTGATGGCGACACGGGCGGCGGCGAGATTTCCGTGGTTCGCGGATGGCGTGACCCCAGGGCCAGTATTCGCCGGTGCTTGTCCGGGGATCGGACTAGCGGGCGGGCCACCGGGTGCTGGCATTCCAGGGGTAGGCGGTAGCATTCATCTTCCCAGCCGGGGACCGAAGCGAGACGGGACCGGGATCAACCTGGAGAGCGCCCCCCGGTCCCGGCTTCTCACTTGCGGCGCATGCGGCGACCGTGACGGCGTGCCATATCGACCTCCATTGGTTTCCCAGGGCTCAAGCCAACACCGGGAAAGGCCACCCCCGGACAATCCGGGGACCGGCGCATTTAGGACGTTTCGGCCGGTTTTGTGTCAATTAGATTTTGGTAAATGATTTGCACCAAAATCATTGCTGTTTTCGGCTATTTCTTCTTGCCGCCGTGCTTGCCGAACGCCAGTTCCGGGTGCTGCTGCACAAGTTCGGCCTGCTGGATGTTGCGCCGTTCGATGCCCGCAATGATCCCTTGCTCGTTGGGCGGGTGAACGCGGGCGACCACTTCCTCGGGCGAGGCCGCGCCGATCTTGGCCAGCGCGAACATGATTTGTTGGGTCTCGTGCGCGAATGCCGGGCTGGAAGAGTGGCTATCGACACGCACCGCCATGTCCTCGGGCAGTTGGTGCAGCAGGAACGGGATTTGCTGCATGCCCTTGACCGGAACCTCAATCACCTTGTCATCATACTTGGCGATATCGGCAACGATTGATTCCTCGCCGGGCATCAGCCAAGCCACATATCGCGTTGGGTCCTTGGCCTTCAGGATATCGAGGGCCAAGCCTCCCATTTCCTCAACCGCCTCCTCCACGATCAGCGCCCGGTCCTTGATTTCGGGCGAGCCGACCGCGATCAGGCTTTCGACCTGGGAATTCGATCGGACACCCTGATCGCCGAGCCCGGACATGCTCGGCGTGAAACCGCCCATCGTGCGGAACATGCCTTCGATCTCGTGCAGCGACTCCCAAAGGCCGGTCGGGACCTCGGGGGCAAGGTTCTGCACCTTGAAGTTCGGGTTTGCCTCCGAGAGCATCCCGCCGGGCTTGCGGACGAGCGAGAACGCCTTTTGCGTCACGGTCGCGCCGGACACCGCTCGCGGCGGGTCCTCCTGCATCCGCAGCAGGCGATTGATGCCGTTCACGCGGTCGTTGAGCGAGATTTGCAGCAGGGAAAGCAACTCGACCTCGGAAAGCCCCCAAAAGTAGCCATCCAGGCGGTTCGGGCAGAAATTGATGAACGGATGATGCCCATGCAGCGGGTTGTCTTCGTCCGGTGTTAGGTTTTTCGTCGGGTTTGAGGGATCGAAGGAGTCGGCGAACAGATTTCGGCGCCGATCGTCGCCGTCAACGACGATATCCCCGACCATCGTAATGGTTGTCCAATCCTTCCGCTGATCGTCCCACACCCAGAGTTCGTCTTCGCGAATGAGTTGGGCCTGTAGCCGGGGATCGAGCGTTGCCATCGGCCCGCCGAGCCAATCGACCTCGCCGCGCCCGGTCTGCACGTTGGAACCGGCGGTTTGATAGGGATACAGGCCGGGCAGGATGATTTCCTTCAGCGCCCCGCCCACATCCGGGGTCTGTGCGCCGCTCTGCGTCGTTTCCACCGACTTGACGATCTTCTTCATCAGATCGGCGCCGTTCGGGTAGAGGCTGATTTTCTCGCGGTAGCGGTCGGGGGTGTACCAGACGGCATGAACGAAGGCTTCCTGCCGGTCCAGGTCGTTGATGTCCTCGCGCAGCACGCCCATTGCCTCGGGCTGCACCACGGACGGCTCGAATCCCTTTTCGGTCCACAGTAGTTTCAGGAACGCGGCGCCTTTCACGAGCCCCCACGTGTTGGCCTGGGCGGCGGCGGTCGCGACGTTCGAGCGGCGCAGTTTGGCGTTCAGGGCGGCGGCGCCGCGCTTGGCCATCGCCAGATCAGCCGGGCTCGGGTTGGCCTCGGCTTCGATCCCGAACCGCAGTTCGACCGGCGAAAACAGCCACGACGATAACTTGTCGATGTGCTTATAGGTCAGATTGTAAGTCGATCGTTCGCCCTTGAATGTCCCGGTCAAGTACATGTTCCGGTAGCGAATACCCCGCTCGGCCCGCGCCTTCTGACTGACGAAACAGGCGTCGATCAGTTCCTTGGCCCAAGGGCCAATCCTTTTCGCCGGTAAAATCATGCGCGGAAGCTAAACCGGCCCCGCTACCCCCGCAAATGATGATTTACGGGGGGTCTGCCAGCACCCAAACCCGCCATATCATGCTCGCCAGTCCGCCGTTTGACCGCTGCGTTGACATCGCGATCACGCCTTTGGCGAGAAGTCGCGTTGCTACGTCGTAAGGAATGCCGTCTTTGGCGTCGCGCATCACCGGACCTTGGCGCAACAGGTCAAGCGCCTCGATTTCTTCCGGGTCAAAACGCATCTTCCTTTCGGTCCGCTGGGATTTCATCGCAGCACCGGATCGCAGGCCCGGCACCACGCGACCATTTCGCGCGGCTCGCCCGGCAGCACGGCAACGTTGCTCATCATGTGCGGCGGGTAGGGCGTGGCGTCGGCACTCTCGCCGGGCTTACACCGCCACCAGTTGACGGTCCCGCACACGCAACAGCGGATTTGCGTATCCTTGGCCGGGAGGCTTTGAGGGTTGCTTTCCTGCATTGTCAACCAAACCCGAAAATCGCGGCAAAATGCCAACCGCTCACCGCACGCCGTCGCCTGCCACGATGTTGGCCTTGATCGGCACCGCGCCCCTCGGTCTGCCAGCATGCGCCGTCTTTATTGGATCACGATCGGCAGGCTGAACGTAGCCGCCCGCATAGGCGGTGCGCGTGATGGCGTTCATCTTCGCCGCCGTCGCCGGGTTCAGCACCTTCCGGCGGGCGTTCGGATCGAACATCGCATCGGCGGCGGCTTGCTGCTGTGGCGGCAGTTTCGGCGCCATCGTCTCACCCTCGCGGCCATCGGTGCGGAGGTCGGTCATTTTGTAGTCACTGGCGACCGCCTCCATGGTGTCATCCATCGCACGGACCACGATGTTGCCGCCGATCGCCGGGACTTTCCCCTCGGCGATGTTGAGTCCGATGTTCGTGGTCCGCTTGGCGCAGGCCGGACACGGCGGGTCGGGCTCGTCCGGCGATGTCACGGTGCGGCGCCAGCGATGGGCGCAGTCCGTGCAGCGCAGCGTGATCCGGTACGACGTGCTCATTCGACGGGGATCGCCAGCACGCCGCGCAGCGGGTCAGGGCGCCAGTGCGTTGGTTGCGGCTCGATTGTGTTCAGCGTCCGGGGGTCTACCCACGCCGCCGTTCGATGCCACCGGCCCGCGTGGTAATATCGCTTCTGGTACCAGCGACCGAGCCGCCCGGTCGCATCGCTCATCGGCTCGGTCGTGACCATGACAATTGCGCCGTTCGCTTTCCGCTCATCGATCTCGAACCAGTCGTTTGCAGGCGGACGTTCGGCAACCGGCGGCGCTGCTGATCTCTCGGGCGCGGCACGGGGGACGTAGGCGGGTGCGCGGCTCATCCCCGGAGTCCCCGTTCTTGCAGGAATTTCGGGACCTCGGGCGGTTCAAACTCGGCCTGTGCGGGCGGCAGCACGAGCCCGAGCACCATCGCGCGGCCCCGGTTGACTTCCTCGGCCCAATTCATGGCATCGGCGAGGTATTCGAAGTTGCCCTCGGCGGCGCCGACATAAGCGCAAAATGGTTTGCCGCTGAAGTTCTCGGTGAAAATGATCGAAACATCAGCGGTTTCCTGCAAGAACAACCGCCCGTCGCGGCGCTCCCATCCGTCTGGCGTGCTTGTCATGGTCCGACTAAGCCCCTTTCCTCCAAGAATGTACGGTGCAAATCGATTGTTCCATCGTCGCCCGCCGCCATGACTTTCAGCGTGTTCTGCACGAGACGCGTCAGAACATTGTGCGCGGCGGACGCGTCGCCCTGCTCGATCGCGTTCACCATGTCGTACATGTAGCCCTCGGCGAGCATTTGCGGGCGAAACCATCTGTTCCAGGCTTCGCAGGCCAGCCCGGCGCCGAACACGCGATCATCCTTCGCCTTGTTCGGAGCGCCGACCTCCCCGCCGTCCTGCACGACGATGCTCATTTCGTCCAGCAGCAGGACCGAGCGGATAACAAGCATGTCCGTAATGAACGCGTCGCGGTAGCCGGACAGCATGCGGTTTTTCGCGTCGTGCGTGGAATTCCAGTTGTAGACATACCCAGCGCCCGGCGAGTCGGGCTTGTGGTAGAGATACCAGCGGGCGGTGGAGAGGAAATCGCCCCAGCCGAGTTCCATTGTCTTCTGATTGTAGACCTCGGCCCGCAATTGATTGCGAATACTGTCAAGTTCGGTCATTACTGTCTGACCGTATCCGCCGGTGATTTCGAGGTTAATCATGCAGTTGCGATAGGCGCCCGCAAGGTATGCCAGGACCCAGGCGCATTGCCTAGTTTCCACGGAATTATCAGCATATTCGGCGACTTGCACGAGTTTGTCGGCGTAGCAGCGCCAAACGCTGACACAGTGCCTATCTTTGTTGTCATTCCGTCCCATTGCTGGGTCGCAACCGATTGCATAGGTGGCATCTTTGACCGGCTGCTCCCATACTTTCAGTTCGACTTCATGTATTCTTGACGCATCCCAGATTTTTTCCATCTTGGAGGCGAAAAAGTCATTCCCAAGCCAGAAGCGGAAGCCTTCGAAGACGATCGGCGGGTCCGCGTTCACCAGGGCGTCGTACTGGTTCTGAATGCGGCGGGTCTGAAAGAACGAGTAGCCGGACAGCACGAACGCCTGTTCGGCATACCAGGGCTGATTCTGTTCGAGGGATTGCGCCGACGTGGCGGTGTTGCTCTCGCGCCAGCGGTACCAAGCAAGCTGTTCGTCGGTGATTTCCCAATCGTAATCGTCGCGCACCTTGTCGATCAGTTCGTGCTCTTCGGCGGTGTGCTGATGCAGGCCGTAGAGCGTGAAGCGCCGGTCGGAGCGGGCGATCGAGTTCAGCGACTTCGACCACCATCCGACGAAGAGGCGCCGCTTGGTGAACGGATCGCGCCCGGCCTCGTGCCAGATGTCGCGCCAGTGGTTCATACCCTTGGCCGTGCTCTCGGCCATGAAGAGCCGCTCGGGGTTTGTCTCGGCCAGCCCCTCCTTGAACGAATTCAGGGCGTCGGGATTGCCGTAATTCGCGCACTCGGTCAGATGCGCCAGGGCATAGCCGCGTGACTCCCCCCAGACCGCCTTGTTCGACGTTCCGGCCACGAGGAAATCCAGCCGGGCTTGGTTCGAGAACTTCATGTAAGAGCGGTTGTCGCCGCCCTTGACGATGGTGAATGAGTTGCCGAGGAAGCCTTTCGGGAAACTGTTGACGTACCGGCGCATGATTTCGCGGAACGTGTCGCGGTTCGGCTCGCTATCGACCACCAGGGCGCCGATCATGCCGGGGTGCATCGCGAGCCAGAAGATGTCGATCGCGAGGCTGACGGTCGTGATGCCGAGTTGGCGGGATTTCAGGCACGTGAAGTCGTGAACGCCGTCAGCGAGCCCGTTCAGCACCATATCGAGGAAGCGTTGCTGGGATGTCCACAGCTTCAGTTGCGTGCCACGCGGATCGGTGCCGCTCGACTCCTCTTTCGAGGCGATGCGGAGTTCCTTGATGAAGCGCATGAAGAGAGGGCGCCAGGATTTCGCCATGGCGCTCACTCATAGCGACGAAACCGGTCAGGATCAAAGACGGTTGGCCAGACCTGGGAACTGCGCGAGCGTCAAATGTGGTGTTGCGACCGGTTTGTGATCGAACGTCACATCGTGCAGGAGTGCGAGCGCCGCCGTGCCGGTGTGTGCGTTCCGGGCGATCTGATCCAACCGGACTCGCATATTTCTCGCTCTCGCATCGAGTAATTGCCGCATAACACCCTCGGAAAAGCGGGCGCGAAGGTCCTCATTTGTTGCCAGCATTCGCTCAAGATCGGGCCGTTGCTTCGCTTCGGCGGCGAGCGACTTCCTGATCCAGATTCGCATCCCCTCAAGCAGATTGACCGTCGCCGGATCGCGGCCAATCTGAGCGCACTCGCCGATAACCGACTCCAAGGCACTCGCAAGGCAGGCCAGCGCCGCTGACGCCTCGTTATCGACCGGGTTTTGCTCGGCCTCGCCGGTTTCGTCGTAGTGTCGGCGCCGCTTGTCGTCGGTCAGCGTGTCGTGTGCCAGCTTCACCAGGGCAAAACGCGTCTCGGACCCGCCGGGCATGTCGGGGTGTGCCTTCTTCGATGCGCGGCGGTAGGCGGCGCGGACGGTTGCTAGGTCGGCGGTGCGCTCGATCCCGAGGGCGGCGTAAAGGTCAGTCACCCGGCAACCGCAGGCCGATCGGCGGATACGTCGCCGCTAGGGCGCCTGGGGGCATCGCAGGGGCCGTTGGCAGTTCGCCGGGTATCTGCGCCCGCAAACGGGCGTTTTCGCCTTCCAGATAGCGAATCCGGCGCACCCATTCGGCCCTTTCGGCCAGGATGGACGGCAGATAGGCAGGATGATCGAACGCGACACGCGCACTGCGGCGCATGCACATGGTCAAATGGGGCATTTGTTCCATCGTTCGCTCGGCCTGAGCGAACGTGATGTCGTTGACGCCAGCGAACAGACAAACCGCCAGATTGGCGACATCTTCCTCACTCGGCTGCCATCCCATTCGCTTGCTCCCGCATTACGTCGGATTTGATCCGGGTTATCGTGCTGTTTCCGAGCCCGGTAGCCTTACGAATATCACGGGTTGTCTTTTGTTCCAGCACCATTCGTCGCGCTTCGCCTTCCAGCGCAGCAACGCGCGGCTCAACCGAGCCCGGCGGTCGGCCAGGACCGCGCTTACCCTCCGCGATCGCCTTGGCATGGGCGTTGCGGATGGCGATACTGCGGGCTTCGTGGTCGTATTTGTTCAGCCGTTTCAGGACGATCGCGGCCTCGTTCTGGTAATGCTGGCGCTGCATACGAACCAGGGTTTCCCACGAATCATTGCACAGTTCGGCCAGGGTCTTGGCCACCGTCAGGGTCCGCATCGGATCGTCTTTCATCGCTGGGCTCCTTATCCGCGCCCAAAATTAATGTATATTTTTGGAACGAAGCAAGAGGGTAACGATGGATTGGGATTTGGTCAGGGACATCACGTTGTCGGTCGCGGTGGTCGGCAATTTGGCCGGGAATTTCGCCAATTGGCGGGCGCAACGGCAATGGAAACGGCTGAATCAGGCGTTGAAACTGGTCGTTGTTCAGGCTTTTCTCATGCGGCGGTGGCCGGTTCCGCTGTCGCGGAGCGCCGGGTATGTCGTCTCGCTTGAGATTGAGCGGATGACGCCGGACGAATGGCAGCGGGCGGTGGGGAACCTAAAGGGCTGACACCATTCGCGCCCAATAGGACGCCGAGCCCGGCCCGCCCGCCTCCATCATCGCGGGCGTGGGGATCAGCAGGGACGATTTCAGGGCGCGAAGGTTCATGTTGGTCGCGAGTTCGGCAGCGGCACGTGGATCAAGCCCGCTGACAACGACTTGTCCGGTGTAGCGGTTTTCAACGCGTGCTTGGGCGGTCGGATCGACCACGACGGTATATTTGTTGCTGGCAAGCAGAGTCCGATTGAGCACGGAGCCACCCTATCAATCGTTGGTTTGGTTTCTGACCGGCGCTCTTACCGCTCGAAACCTTCCTGAGCAATCTTTTCGTTGCGTTTCCCTTTGATGTCCGTCAAACTTTGGTCGTTTCCTCCCCCTTGACTGCCTGACGCCCCTCGCCGCTCACCCGGCGGGGGGTTTTTCGGTTCTGCCGACTTATCCACAGGCTCGGGCGCCCGAATCGACTTCTTCACAGCCGAGTTACCCACCCCTGCCCGCCTGTGACTCTGGGCGGTCGCGGTCAGGCGTGGATAACGCGGCGGGCAAAGTCTCTCTTAGACTCTAAGAAGGGCCGAATCGTATGCCATTGATATATTTACGTTCTTTGGGGGTCGGATTAACGGATCGGCGAAAATTATTCTCAATATCTTGATTTTTTTTCTCAATATCCCCTTTACCGTTGAGAGTTAATTTGCTACCCGCTGATACGGAATTATCGGTTTTAGGGGGGTAAATTGAGAGACGAAAGCGATCCAGACGGTCTTAGCCGCCACGGCATTCCGATTTATCGAACCAATCCGAGCATTCCCGAGCCTGACGGTATGACCAAACTGAAGCGACGCCCATCCGGCGCCGAGGTTTCGGGATTTGTCATCAATGGCTCGGGCCAAATCATCGGTGATGGAGTCGCCGTCGCATATAAAATCCAGGAAGTTGACGACGAACGCTTCGTGAAACTGTTTCTAAGTGGGATGAAATCTGCCACCGGCCTAAGCCAAGCAGGCATGAGAGTATTCGAGTTGGTTTTTCGGTATATGCAGAACCATCCGAAACAGGACACGGTTGAATTGACGCGATACGACACCGATATGTCCGCGCCGACCTATTATCGTGGGTTGCGTGATCTTCTTGAAGGCCAGTTCCTTTATCGGACCACAAACCCAGGAAAGTTTTTCATCAACATACGATACATTTTTAATGGTGATCGCCTCGCTTTCGTGCAGGCTTACCATCGCAAGACCGCGAAGCAGCGGCGCCGCAACGCCGACAATCAGGCCGACTTGCCCTTTCTAAGTGACGCGGCAGACTGATCGAAACGCACGAAGAAGGTCACGAAATGAGCGGGTTTACGCATCCGAACTTCGGCAAAGAGGTTCGGATTGAACAGTTCGGGAACGAGGTTCATCTGATTTTCAAAGCCGCTACGTCCCGCCAAGCTGACAGTTTGGTTGACGAACTCTTACGCCAACTCGAAAGCGGGGCGCTCAATCTGACGCTCATAGGCAAGCCGACCAGCATTCAGGAGGGCCGGGCCGATGGCTGAAAGAATCGCCGTAATGGTCGTGCTGGAGTCGGACGATCCGGAGTTGCAGATGGAGAAGTACGACCCATCGACCGCCGCCGGTGTCGCGCGGATGCGGCGAGCGATTGTGCGGCACCTGAAAGACGCCAATATCAGAATAGTTGCTTTTATGTCCGAATACGATGGGCGTTTGATGCTCTCACTCTATGACATGGCGAAGGAGGAGGCCGAGGGCGAGGGCTCGGTGTTGCGTCCGCCGCTCGCGGAGCGGGACCATTTGTGCAACGCCATATTGGCACAGCCGGGCCTTTCGTCCGCTACGCGAACCCGGTTGTTGGATATCGTTAATCGCGAAGCGGGGATCGGTAGCAGATTGAGGTGGCCGTTTATGATGGTAAATCCTGAGAGGTTTGTGGCTGTCAGTAATTGGATTATGGACAATAGCCATCGTCCGGCAAAGACGGCTCATTTTTGGGCGCGGTGCTTGGTTCTTGCCGAGGTCAACGACGGGAACGTGCCGATCGAGCGCACCGAACTGGCGGCGGATATGGGTGTTAGCCCCAAGGTCATCAGTGAGATGCTCGGCTATTTAGTGCGATGCAATGCGCTGATCCGCGAGCGGAAAAACGGCGCTTACCGCTACCGACTCAATCGGCTTGTCGGAACCAACATCGCGCCCGAGGAAATCCGCGAGGCTCTTCAAATTCAAGAACCGGAGATCGTCGGGGTTGTCGGTCTTTGGCCTTACGACGGTTCGGTGGCGGGCCGGGACGATGTGATCGTGCAACTTCATCCAATAGGTCGAACCAAATGAGAACGGGGTGGCATCCGGTCGGCCACTCCCGGCGTTCAGTTTCTCCCATCACCACGCCTGATCCCGGACGACTTTTTTGACCGCGAGCAAGCCGTCCGTTCCGAGGCTGGCTTCGGCATAAACTTCATACCTATCTTGGAACAGTTTCGCTAAAGCGGTTGACCAGGGGACCGCCATGTTGATCGTTGTTCGGTCGCGGCTGTAGACCAGGATCGGGCCTTCATCGCCGGAAATAGGGCGTTGCAGTTTGCAAATCATTTACGTTCCTCCTGTTGGCGAACCTTGCGGGCCAGATCGCAGAGCACCTTGGTTGTCACTTGGTCGCTGCCGGTCAGCGCGACCCAAATTTCGTCATCCGATTTCATCCATGGGGCGGCCTTGTGGAACAGCAGGACCGCTCGCGCCAGTTTTTCGGCGTCGGTGAGTTCAACCGGCATGGGGGACCTCCTCCACGATCACGCGCACGACAGTCCAGCCGGATTTCTGGCAGTCTTCAAGGTTCATCCCGCTCTTTTCCCTGCATCAGCCATCCATGAACCTTCGCACTTCAGCCTGTTCGGCTTCGCTTTTCCGCAATGATGGTTTGGCCTCGTCCATTGTGCGGAATCGCGTGCGTCCCACTTCGTACTTCCACGTATCGTCGGGCGACAGGCAGATTCCGCAAAACGGATTGATCGTGCCGGACGCCAGAAGCAGGGCGATTTCCTCGCGGAGCGGCACGAGAAGCGTTTGCGAAGCGGTTTCCTCTTCCGCCTCGCCTGCCACCGCGAGGATCGCGTGTCGGGCCGGGCATAGGCACTGCGCGATCCAAACGCGCCTCATTTCGGCGCCTCGGGCTTGCGGAGCGGATAGGCGAATATCCCGGCAAGTGTGGCAATGTGCAGCGTCGCGAGCAATTCCGCCTGGATGATGCGCGGCCACCTGTACGCCACTTGCGGCGTGAAGCCGTCCGGGCAGTGTTTGTCGATAAATGTGGCGATCGCGTGCGCGGCGGCACCTTGATCTGTCAGATCAACGTCGTGCTCGACCTCTATCTCGTACGAAAGTTGATCGAGTCTGACGGTATAGCCGTACAGCAGGAACACCGGGCCTGCCGCTTCCGGCGTCTTGGCGTGCGCTCCCATCAGCAACGCCAGCAGCAAAATGCCTTGCGCGGCTTTTTCGGCCTCCTCCTCGGTGCGGTGCGGTCGCTCAACCGGCGTGCCGATGCAGTTCGGAATGCCTTGCGGAACGCGCTTCAGTTCGAGCGAGACTTCCCAGCCGCCTTTCGCGGCGGGATGGATCACGAGCGAGTCGAAGTTGTCCACCGTGAGGTAGGGGGCCACGGCGCCGCCGAGTGCGGACTTTTTCGGCTGATGCGAGCGAGCCGCTTCAAACTCTTTGAGGGCGCCGGGCAGATAGGCCGCAAGACGACGGCGCCCGATCTCGCGTTGTGTTTCCGAGATTCGAACAGGAGGCATCTGGTTTTTTCCTTTCTGGTTGATATCCTGCCAACATGAAATCGCAAATTGAATTTGCCCTGGCCAATCCGGTGTTTGATCCCACGCGGCAGATCACGACCGGGCATTTCTGGCGCACGTCCGATCTGCATATCGGCGCCGGGCTCACGGTCAATCTCGGCCTGGAATGAATGGTTTACGCGGCGGGCCGTCCGCTTTGGATGATCTCGCTGACGTGGTGGGAAAATCCAAGGCAGTTCGACCCGACGCCGGTGCTCCGTTGGAGCCCAACCGTTCATCGCCGCATCGAAGCCGCCCGCGACCGCATCATGCAGGGCGTTGGCTCGAACGAGCCGCTCATTCGCGAGGACTGGACCGGGCTTCGTCTGACGGTCCAATGGCGGAAGCCCCTTTCGATTGAGGAGATAAATCGGATGGCGCCGACACCGGAGGTTCGGGCGCGTCCAGGTCGGGCATAGGGGGCATAGCGTTCAGAATGAACGCGTCGGCCTGGGTGTGCCACCGCACCATGTCGCGCGGGATGTGCCGCCGGGCAATCACGATCAGCCGAATGATCGCCTGATGCTCGGCCCACAATTCGGTGACACGGACCCGCCAATCGGTGTCAGGCATCGTGAACCAGCGGACGCGGCGGCGGCAGGAAGTCGGCAACATTGCAACCGAAGAACGCCGCGAGCGCAGTCGGCAAATCGTTTGGAAGTTGGCGCTGGTTCATCTCATACCGATGGTACGATGATTCGGTACATCCCAGCATTTCGGCCATCTGCTTGAGGGTGTATCCGCGCCTTTTCCGCATTGTCCGCAGGACCGTGCCGGGCAACGGGCGGATGACGCTGTTCCACACGGTGACGTACTCGACAACGTAACCGCCAATGATTAGGTCGCGGCTCATAGCTTTTCTTTCGAAGTTTTCGGCCAGCTTGTGACCGCCCTGACCGCCGCCTCGTGCAGTGCGACAGCATCGCGGTGCGTCGTGCAACGCATGATCCGGCGGTCGATGCTGTGCGGCGGGAAGATCATCGTCTCGAACAGCAGCGGATCGCCAACACCGGAATAATTGTGATCGATCCCGAGGAATACGGTCGAAATCGTCACGTCGCGCACTGTGTCGCAACCAATTTGGGTTTGGTGCGTGGAAAACCACTCGCACCACTCTTCTATGTTCTGCGTTTTGACCGGATTGCTCTCGTTATCCAGCACGTAAAACCACTGGCGGCTCACAGCACCAAATCCTTGCACACGGGGTACGCATTGCCCTCACGCCAGTAAAGGTTGATCTTTCCCCCGTGCGGCGAAGCCTTCCGGTGCGCGTTCCAGGCGATCAGACAGGCCGCAAACACCCGTCCGCGCTTCGTGAAATCATTGCCCTGGCTGATGGAAAGCACGCGCAAAAACTCGCGAAGCTGATGCGCGGGATGGTCTTTCGACCCCTCTCCGTAGCGCAGAACGTGAAAGAAATCCTCGACAACTTCATCATCCGCCGTCCGCAGCGCGAAAAACGCCAGTGTGTTCGTCGCGGAGTTGCGAAACGGCTTGCCGATGCCTTGCGTGACCGCGTGCGCCTGCTGCATGTCCGGCCACCGCAGCGCCCCGGCGACAATCGAACCGTTATCAATCCGCTGATGCAGCGAGCCCGGCAAGCCTCGCTCGTAGCAGAGCGCCATTCGCGCCATCGCGGCGATGTTGTTGGCGTTCGGGATATCCGCGATCGTCAGCGCATCCGCGCCAGAACGGCGCCGACCGCTGTTGGTGTTGGCAAATGCCTTGCGCCGGATGCCAAACCGCAGGTCCATCAGCACCGTCATGCCAAGTTCCAAAATCGCTTTCAGCCGGTGCTGGCCGTCGTTCAGGATCGCTTCGTCCGAGATTATGATCGGCTCGCCGGTGTTCTCCCATTCGGAATTCTTCATCCGGTCCATCGCCATGCGAACATAGCTATCGTTGATCCTCCGGTTCGTCTCCCCCGGCCTGTTCAGGGTCAGCAGGAACTTGGCGATCTCGGGCGTGATCGGCACATTGATAACAGCGCGAGGCTCGCCGGTGGCAATCCAGGCCCGGATCATCGCCACTGTGACCTTCTTGGCGGTAAAATCCTTGGTCACTGACATATCCATTTTCCTACTCCCCTCAGAGTTCCGGAAAATGTATAATAAAAAACTTTATTGTGGAAGGCGGCGCCGTGATAACCGAATTATGGGCCTGGGTAATGGTTCACCGCAACGGACACGAGGCGATTATGTCCCTCCAACATCGCGGCGGCGGCGTCACCCAATTTATCACCAACGAACTAGAACTCATCGAATTGCTGCGACCGATCGCTGAAGACCCAACCAGTTGGCCGCCTTTCGCCGAGGCAAAACTGATCCGGTTCAAGCGCGTGGAAGAGGCATGACTTACTGATGCGGGCGGGCGTTGAACGCCTTGATGTCGGCAATCAGCCGGTCCTCGGCAATCTGGTGCTTCAACAGCCGGTCATTCTCGACGCTGCACAGCAGGAAAC